ATAATTAGTAGAATTATCATAACCACTTCCATCATCATATACTTCTGTGTTAAATTGTATTTTAGTTGTTGTATCGTCACTAATTGTTTGTCTAGCAGAAAGATATGCTTCAAAAGCTGGAGTATTAACACCACCAACACCTGTTTGAGTAGCGTTTGATAAGTTAATTGTTGCTCCACTTGGAACAGAAATAGTATCTCCTGAAGAGCCTATCTCTAAACTTGTTCCTGATTGTGGATCTAATTTATCTACAAATAAAGTTCCCATTATATAACTGTCAATGTCCCTTCTACCGTTATGGTGTTAGTAAAGTTTACTGGTCCAGCCACAAACGCATTTTGTGTTGACGCTACTGTAATTGTTGATGTTACTGTTGCCAAGTTTAAATACATCCCGTTAAACGAACCTGAGATCGCGGTGTGATCGACACTGCCATCTGAGGGAGTTTGTGATCCAACAGCAGCTCCTATGTTTACCACATACGCTGCATCTGAAGATTGTAATACGTTAGATCCTGTTGAGAGTTGTGTACCGCTTGCAGTATAATCAACGTCAGGTTTTTGTACAACGTTGTTGACAACAAATCTTATTTCTGACGAATTGGCAACAGGTGTTGTTAAAACAAATGTTGTTGCTGACCCGTCACCCGTAATAGTCTGGGTAGACATGGATTTAAATTGATCACTATTTTTTGGTCCAATATAACCCATCTACTCTCCTTACGTGCTTATGCTGTCAATATACGATAACCAACAATCAGCAGAACTTGCTGTGTCACTCTCTACTTTTACAGCATCACCACTTAATAAATTTACTTTTGCACCACCATCAATAAATTCCATCGAAGATCCTTGAGGAATGCTAACGTTTTTAGCCAGGTAATAATCATTACCACCACTGCTGATATAGACGTCTACTTGTATTGTCTGTGTCACGACATTTGCAACACGAATACCGATAACAGCATCATCAGAGTTAGCGGTTAAAATGGTAGAAGCCGAGGTTCCTATATTTCTTGCTTTTGCGTTTTCAAAATCTTGTGCCATATATTATCCTTGTATCAGAGTGCCACCGACATTGCAATTACGAAGCCAGCACTAACACCACTTGATGAAGCCCATTCAGGAGCGGTTCCTCCAGCATTAACTTGTAATACTTGACCAGCCGATCCTAAACCTAAACGTGCAGGTGTATTTGCTGCAGACGCATACGGCATATCACCTTGTGTGGTAAGCACCATATCCATTGTTTTACTTGCAGGAAATGTACAGAATACATCTTTTGTCCCTGAAGAAAAGTTGACCGCAGAATCACTGTTAGAGCTGGATATAACTGTTGTTCTTGTTAGTGTTGAGCTATCACCGTTAAGTGTACCAAGACCTACTTCAAACTCATTGGCTGTTTGATGAACGATAGCATAATAGGTTGTATTACTATTACCAACACCAGCACCAAAAGTTTCAAATGAACTTACTGCACCAGCGAGCGTTATCGCTCCTGTGCCTGTAGTAGTCGTGGTTTCTTTAACACGATCGTTGAGGACTAAAGCCATTTAGTCCTCCTACGAAATTCTTATAATAGCATCACTTGTATTTGCTGCAGGGAACTGCACAGTAAACGTACCGTTTGATGCTGTGAAGTCACCACCAAATGCTAATATACAAATTGCATCTGTTGTACCTGTACCACCGTCAGTCGTTGTATTGTAAATCAACGCACCGTTCGCTGTAAAACTAGCCGAGGTCCACTGCGCATCCGCAAAATCAACAAAAGCTGTTGAAGCTGAAGATCCACCTGTAACACCGTTGTTTGTTAGTTGTAAGCCACCTGCTGTATAAGCAGAGCCAGATGTATTTGTTATTTCGTTAGTAGTTGAATAATCTGTAGTAGTAGCACCCAAAGTTGCAGACGAAGTGTACAACGCAATGTTGAATGTATCACCACCAGACGAGTCAAAATCATGAAACCCTTTTAAAAGATCCCTCTTAAAAGTGTTGCATATTGCAGACGATATTGCCATTTTTTATCTCCTTATGGTTGTTTCGATTCAAGAGGAAAACGGAGAACGCCATCAGTGTATTCATCACGTCTTCTTCTACCTTGTTGTTCAAGTTGCAAGCCTTGTAGTGCTTGTTGGTAGCCTTGTTCATAGAAAGCTAAAAGATTATCAGGCCCTTTTAAGAACTTATATGCCTCCGATAAGCAAGCATATAATAGAACTCTTGGAGCATTTGTACTCACCCAAGTTGTTGTATTGGTTGAGGATAATCCTGCTTCCTGTTTGTTCAAAGCTAATTCGATATTATAATTGGAATTTGGCGTAGGTGCAAGGTATATTGTGTCTTGATCCCACATTGCATAGTATTTTGGTTGTGCTTGAGATGTTCTATCTGGCCAATATTCATTCATGTACGAAATGTCTTTTTGCTCCAAATAGGTACGTGTAGGTGTTCCTGTTGATGGATATATCTGTGCTGATCTAATAAAGGCTAATTGCCCTGTATTTGCACCAGGTAAGGTAACAAAGGAGTTCCCTTGGGTTAAACTAGCAAATTGATAAGATCTAAAAACATCTAAATCAACATCTCTAAATATGCGTTTTTCTGCATGTTCTATAAAATCATTAATAATACTGTCTGTTAAAACATCACTAGATGTCTCCGTATAATCTCTGATTTGTGTCTGTAATTCTGAATACGTTGTCATGATATACTCACCGCTACTTTACCAATAAATGATTTAATTTCTATATCTTTATTTTCTTGATCTGTCCCATCTATTGGTTGCATTGTATTAACAATAACTGTCTCAAAAGCTCCAGGAGCTGGAATAGGGTTAAATTGTGATATAGTCTGCTTTTTTACACCAAAAATATTTCTTGCATATAAGTTGTTAGTTAAAGGCACGATAGCATTAACCTTTTGTGATTTTGCATACTGCAAAGATTCTGGATCGGATACCTTTGGTAATGGCTCTAGTTGAGGATGCTTTGGTTCAAACTCACTGATATGAACCCACGAACCATTCCATTCTTGCACCATTTCATTATAAGGAAATGCCATACCTGATCGATCAGATATTCGTTGTGCGAATTTTCCTGACGCATACTTAGCCATTTAGGCTCCTGGTAAATATGTTTTAGGTGTTAAAAATAAACTTGTTCTTTCACCATCTTGATCCGCCGCTCTTTGAAACTCATCTTCATAAACTTGTTTTAAAAGTTGAATTCTCTCTGGTGCTTTTTTCATCGCTATGTAATAAGCTAATCCAGCAGATAAACATGGAAGAAAACGAAAAGGAATCTCATTATTATTCGTGTAGTCACCCGAATCCTTCATCCGAACAAGAGCATAATATATTAGAGTGTATGCTTCATCTGCAGCAGGATATAGATATAGTGTTGGGTTTATCGTACGTTCAAAATAGTATTGAGTTGGTCTTCCGCTGGTCGTTTTGACTGTATAATTCCAATAAGTAGCTCTACTAATACTTGATGTTGAAAAATCATTATTACTTGAGTCTCTAATAATAACATCGGTGATGTCAACAATCTGTTGACTATCATCAGCAGCTGTTCCAAATAAATTAGTTCCAGTTAAAGCTGTAGTGTCAGCAGCTAATGTTTTTTCTTGTTTTTGAATCGTCCAAAGATTTAAACCTCTGTTAGCCCATTCAGCTAACATTAAATTAAGAGAACGTCGTGCGGTCTTTATATCGTAGCCGCTACGAATCTGTAGACCGCATCGTTCAAAAGCTTCTTCTGATATATCATCAATTGATAAATTAAAATCAGATGTTGAAGAATAAGTTGGCATCTATTTTTTCTTACCTTTTTTCTTCTTCGTTACTTTTTTCTTTTTACCTTTCATGACTTTACCACCACGTTTCATAGCCATGGGATCTTTCATCATACCACCGCCACGCATTTTATTAATTGATTTTTTCTTACCCATCATATTGACCTCCGAATATTCGTTTATAGGTTTTTTGTCTAGATACTACGACGTCTTTATAGTACCCTTTTGGCCACTTCTTATAGTAACCTTGACGATGTAGTTTATCAGAAGCTTCCTGTAATTGCGAGAACTTTTGTATCAACATCATAGAATACATCAAATCGCTCTCTACAAGTGGGGTCTCCCCATTTGGAGTGACGAGAAATTCCTGTTCTTCCTCGTTGGCTGGATTGAGGGGATGAAAACCCATAAAAAATATATCCTTTTTATTATACCAATCATTGTATGCATCAATAATGTCCTGAAATTCCTCTAAAGAATAATTAAAGTACGGATCGCAGAATATCAATATCTCGTGAACAGAAAAATCTAATTGTTTTAATTGAGCATTAAGTTCTGTTTTATACCATTTGTTTTTACGTTTTACCTCAACAACAACCTTATTATCTTGCCATGTTTTCTTTGCAAAAGGACAAGCAGGAAAACCACCTAAATGTTTATTAGGTATTTCAAGGAAGTGTTCGGACCATTTGCGAACATCATTTAGTATATCTTTTTTAGAAGACACCTTTAAAATCAAAGCCTTTAATGGCAGCACCTGCACGTCTACTATTAGAAACTAAACCACCCATTGCTAATGTTTTAGCTCTATTTGGTTTTTTATCAGCTCTCCTTCCACCAGCTTCTACTTTCTTTTTTCTAGACACTGCTGTTCTTTTTTGTGATTTTGACATTGCTCTTGCTTTTGCTGCAGGTACACATTTAGGATAATTTTTTCTCTTCTCTCCACCAGATCTACCGCATTTAGGATAACTTCCATCAGCTTTTTTATTGGCTATATCTACCCAATTTTCTTTTACCCAAGCTCTTAGTCCTTTTTTAGCCATTATGAAAAAGCAGTGATCTTACGTTTACTTTCCATAACTCCACCACAACCTTTAGCTATACCACCTTGATTATAGTTAGATATTTTTTTTCGTTGTTGTGAAATTTTATTTATCATACCACCACTAGCTTTTTTCTTTGGTTTCTTTTTTCCACCTGGTTTTATTTTTCCAGAACAAACAGCACTTGCATACATATTAGCATAAGCAGAGGGGTAAACGTCAAATTTTCTTTTTGCTGCAGCTTTACCTCTAGCACATAATTTACCCATTATCCTTGCCCTCTGTATTTAACGTATTGACGTCTTTTGTTTTTGTTCTTTGGCCTACTGCGTGGAGAACGCCCTATACTAGTTCTTTTTTTAACTGGTGTAAAGTATTCGTTAGAGGGTGTTTTAGCCATGCTATATCTGTGATTAAGGGTTCTCTAATGCTTATTTTATTCTTTTATCTATTTTTTCTTCTAGCTCAGTCATGGCTTGCTCCAACTTATCCTTTAATCGTGCCATGTCATCCTGAGTGTCCTTCGTGGTTTGCTTTAACTCCTGGTTGGTTTCTCTCGAATCTTCTTTAACTAATTGTTCAACATCATTTACAATTCGTTCTATTCTTCTAACATCTTGTCGTAAGTCATTTTTAAGTTCGTTTGCAACATCGGACACTAGTCTAATTTCTGACATAATCATTTCCATTTCTTGCATAATCATCTCTACCTCTGTTTGTATAAGATCTGTTTTGCTTTTCATCTCTTCTTTTGTAAGAGCAATCTCTTTGTCAAAGCCAGAT